TTACTATGAGAATCGCGACGTTTTGAAGCAGCATGGTCAATGGTGCTATAACCGTCTCCATGAAGAGCCTTTTACTTGGCCCTACATTCAGCAGCAGCTCAAGGATGCAGTGAACGAAACACTCGCTATCAAGCCTGCGGAGCCTGAATTTAAAGGCTTTGGCACTCCCGCGAAAATCGCCTGATCGCCATGCAGATTTCACAAATCTTTCTTTCTACTGATCCAACGGAAGAGCTGAGCCCATTTCTCAAGCATGCCACTGGCACGATTGATGCGTGCTTCCCCAGTGCGGAGCATGTTATTTACAGCGACGCTTCACTGCGTGCTTTTATTGCGGAGAACTATGGGGAAGAAGTGGTGTGGGCATATGATTGCCTGGTGCCATTTTCTTACAAAGCAGATCTTGGGCGGTTTTGCTTGTTAAACAAACTTGGTGGCTGGTATTTTGATATTGGCGTGAGGGCTTTCAATGCAGTGGACCTTGGCGACCGCATTGAATTCTTGGCCTTCCGCGATATTCAACGCTTTAGCTATACCAGTTGGGCGTGTGCTACGACTGTGCTCTATTCCAAGCCTGATAACCAAGCTTTGCAGACTGCCATTGAAATGATTGTGGCAAATTGCAAAGAGCAATACTATGGCATCACGCCACTGTGCCCCACTGGTCCAACGCTATTAGGCAAGGCGCTTGCTTTCAATGGAAGCCAGGCTAATTTTGTTTATGGCGACTATCTGGAACTCACTCCCACGTATGGTCAAAAGAACAGAGGGTTTGTCTTGCCTGATGGTACGATCATGGCTTGGAGCAAGCCTGCAGGAGGCGGGGACTTGACTGGTCTTGGCGCTAAAGGTGTGAACAATTACAACGAGCTTTGGGCAGCGAGGAAAGTGTATGCAGCCGTCTGACTACACAATTTATGCCGTGTGCATTCCTGGCGAGAAAGTGCGCTATGAAGCTCGCTCTTCCATTGTTCCCATTATGGGAGGAGCGTATGCTTTATCGAGCGAGGAGCGTGAAGCGCTCCGCTTGCAGGGCTATGTGTTTGATGATGAGAACGCTTCCCTTTCGCGGCTTAATAGTCGCTGGGGAGAGCTGTCTTGTATTTCTTGGATGATTCTCAATGCGAATGAGAAAAACATTGGCAATGCGCAATACAGGCGTAATTGGCTAGAGCCGAATGATCAATGGTATGACGAAAATACGTTGTATTTTCCTGAGCCCGCACTGTTTAATTGCACGATGGAGCAGCAGTTCTATGGTGGACATTCTGCTTTTGATGCTCCTGTCATTACTAGAGAGCTCGCTGATTCTGGGAGCTGGATTTTCTCTCGTGAAGAAATTGATGCCATTTGGAAGCAAAATAGCTTTATTGGCTGCAATATGGCCAGGGGAGGCAACGTGCAATACAAGCAATTCATGAGCGCCCTATTTGTTGCGCTTGCTCCCATTTGGCATAAGCATGAAGAACAGTTTCTTCGCATTGGAGGCTACGACAAACGAGCATTAGCTTTTATTGCCGAGCGTCTCATTACTGGCATGGTTTTGTATCGTGATAAGCTTTTCCCTGGTATAAACATTGCCACTGCTCCTATAGGATTCATCCATTGATTATGCTTAAGGAAAGCATTTAGCGCTATGACCAAGAAGGAAAAGCAGGCAAAAATTGCCAAGGTTCATTATTTTTGAGCCGCTTCGACGTGATTCCACTGTCGCCCTTTCTCAATGTGGCCAATAGTGGCCCTCGTAACATTTAAGGCTTTTGCAAGCATGTTGCGAGAAAGATTTGGGTGAGAACTTAGTATGTTTTTAATGGCCGCAACTTGATCCTCCGTTAGTTTGCTCCTTCCATTGTTAGAGCCTTTGTGCGTTCCGTGAGTGACTGCATCTTGATAGTTCTCTACCGGCGTTCCCCATGCTAGGTTTTCCGCGCGATTGTCATAGCGATTTCCATTGAGATGTCTTGCGACATCGAAATCTTTTGGTTTTCCGTGAAAGGCTTCGCATACAAGCCTATGGACCTGCCGAGTAATGCCAGTCACGCCTGGCGGATATAGTCCAATCTTTCCGTAAGGCCCAGAAAAATTAACCTTAAGAAGAATCCTCCGTCCAGCTTTTATTTTGCAAATTCGCCCTTGATCGCTCACCTCGTACAATCCACCCGTTTCAGCGATGGGTAACCATTTTTCGTTTGCCGACATTTCGCGGTACTTGCTAGAATCAACGAAAGTCTAGCATGGCATCATGAGTACAAAGGAGCGCCAACGCAAGATTGCTCGTGTTTTGCGCGAATTCAAGGCAGGCACTCTCAAAGGGAGTGACAAGAAGCTAGTGACCAATCGCAAACAGGCCATTGCCATTGCTCTTTCCGAGGCCGGCATGTCGATGCAGGGTAAAAGCGACGCTTACATTGATGCTTACATTGACACCATGATGTGCATGGAAGTAGAAGAACCAGAGGAAGAGGAGGGCATGGAAAGTGAAATGGACATGCAAGGAAAAAAGCCCTGAGGGGCGATGCTGAAAGCTTCGCTCCTCCTGCTGCTGTGCGGACCGCTGCGCGTCGTGGCTTAGAGCTGCGCAAGAAGCATGGTAAAGGAGGGCTGACGACGCAGGAAGCCGGGAAGCAGGGCATTGGCAGTGGCGTTGCCAGGGCCACAAGCTTGGCGAATGGAGAGAAGGTAAGCTATGCCACTATCAAGAGAATGGCAGCATTCTTTTCTCGCCATCGTAAAAATAAGAGCGGTGGAGAAGATGATGCAGGGCGAATCGCGTGGCTTCTCTGGGGGTCGGATGCGGGAGAGTCTTGGGCTAAACGCATCATTAAGATGGTAGAAAGTCGTAATACAGGCCAATGAGCGAATACGTGCGCGTCATCGAACAAGAAGATGAAGGCATTGGCGTGATGCAGGCTTTGGCCATTCTTTCTGCTAACGAACACCGCAATACTTCGCGATGGGAACTAGTGGAAAAGCAATGCTTCAAGAATGGTCGCCTTGATGAAACCCACATTTATGTGATGAGCGTCTACGAAAAGCCCGACCCTCATTTCGATCCGACTAAGTTTCTTACGTTTGAAATTGAGGCAATGGCGAAGTCATACATTATGGAGGGTATTGAAGATCAGCTTCGCGACCTTCGTGACGATGACGAGGACGAGGATTAATCTCTTCGCGTGTTGAGAATGAACGAGGGGTAGCCCATCAGCCACAGCACGCTTATTCCATAAAGACCACTGAGAGTGCGAATTTGCACGCAATCCGGAGCCAGTTCAGCGCGTTCCATTCGTGAATAAGAGCTTTGGCTTGTATGCAAAGCTTGAGCTACGTCCTTCTGAGAAAGCCCGCTATTAAGGCGGGCTTCTTTAATGCGAGAAGCAATCAGGAGACGAGCTTGCTGATGAGGCATCTTAAGCACATCCACGTCGCTTTTCTTGAGCAGCAGCATTTTTCTATTCAGTCCTGAATAACTGTTTCTATAATAAACAGCTTTTGTTGATAAAGTGAATACATGAGCACCACATCTTGTCGCTACGATTTCTCTCCCATTGAGAAATATGAGGTGACGCCTGAAGGTTATCTTCGGGCATGGGCATCTATTGCTCGCACTGGCATTCAGCTCTACACAGATGCTGATGGCTCCGTGCGTCGCGAATACAGGCCTGAAACAGAAGTGGCTTCTCCCGATAGTCTTGCTTCCTTTGCGGGCAAGGCAATCACTTCTGAGCATCCTCCCGTCCTTCTTGATGCCGAAAATACTAAAGACTACCAAGTAGGATTTAGCGGCACTGAAGTGGTGTACGACAATGGTTTTGTTAAGGCTGTGATGACCATCACTGACCAAGACACCATTAAGCGCATCATGCGTGGCGATGCTCGTGAGGTAAGCGCTGGCTATAGGGTTAATTATGATCCTACGCCTGGCGTTACTGACGGCGGTGAACATTACGATGGCATCCAAAAGGAAATCCTTGGTAATCACATCGCTGTTGTTCGTCGTGGCCGCGCTGGCCCGCAAGTGAAGCTTCATCTTGATCGCCAAGATGCCGCTGATCCATCTTTAATCCCCAATAATGAGGATCCATCTATGACTGCTAAGGTCAATTTTGATGGCGCCGAGTTCGAGGTGAGCGAGAGCGTAGCTCTGGCGATTACCAAAGAACGGGAAGACGCCAAAATGTCCTACGAGGACATGAAGAAAAAGTATGACGGCATGATGTCCGAAGCTTCCAAAATGAAGGAAGAAATGGACGCCATGGAAAAGGAAATGAAGGGCAAGTGTGATTCCGCTGAGGGTCGCGCTGATGCTCTGGCTGAGCAAGTGGAAGAGCTTTCCGCTGAACTCGCTGCTGCCAAGGAAATCAATCTTGATTCCATGGTGGAAGAGCGCGTTGCTCTCATCGAGAAGGCTAAGCCCGTTCTTGATGCAGCTTATGCTTTCGCTGGCAAAACTGCTCGCGAAGTGATGGTTGATTCCATCAAAGCAGTGCGTGGTGACGAGCTTGATCTTTCCGAGAAGAGCGACGACTACGTGCAAGCAATGTTTGACACTCTCGCTGAGGGTCGCAAAGATTCTGCTACCACTGATGAGCTGCGCAAAGCCGTAGCTTCCATTGCTTCTCCCGTTTCTGCACCTTCGTCCTACATGGACATGCTGCAGAATGCTTGGAAGAAGCCTCTTTCCATCTCTAAGGAGGCTAAGTAATTATGGCCGTAACTTTCTCTGCTTCGGGCACCGCCTCCGCTGGTGGCGTGCAACAGAGCTACGCTCTGGAGCATGCTGCACTGCTGGAAGGTCAACTGTCTGACATCCGCGACAACACCATCGGCACCTACGTCAACCAGACTGGCGCTGTTGTTCCCTTTGGCAATCTGGCTGTGTACAACACTGCTGGTACCATCGCCAATTCTGCCACTACCATTTCTGGCGCTTCTGACACTGTGCTGGGCGTTAACGTCCTCACCTATGTTGATGAAACCGCCCTCGACAGCAACAGCCGTCCTGGTGTGAAGAATCAGCAAGCCATGAACGTGGCCAACGAAGGTGCAGTGGCCGTCTACGTGACCGGCGCTGTTACTCCCGCATCGCCCGTGCGTGTGCTGTATTCCGCTAGTGGCACTGGCAAGGCTGGTCAGTTCTCCCATGCTTTTGCATCGGGCAAAACTGTGCGCCTCGCTAACGCTCGTTTCCTCACCTCCACCACTGGCAGCGGTCTCGCTGTTCTGGAGCTGAACGGTCCGAGCTTCACCCTCTCTGCTGATTCTTGATAGGAGGCTCTTAACAATGTCTGAATTCCGTATGGATGATGCGGGCCTGTTCCTTGAGCGTCAGCTTGAATACATTCGCCCCCAAGTTTTTGAAGTGCAGTATGCGGATATTAAATATCCCACTGTTCTGCCCGTCACTGCTGAAGCTGGTCCTGGCGCCCAGACCTTCACCTATCGCATCATGGACTCCACTGGTGAGTTCCGTCTAATTGCGGACGCTGCTGATGATCTGCCCCGCGCTGACATCAGCCAAGTGGAGAAGAGCATCAACATTCGTTCCTTCGGTGGCAGCTTCGGTTACACCGTGCAGGAATTGCGTGCTGCTCAAATGGCCAACATCGCCCTGGAGCAGCGTCGTGCTGCTGCTGTGCGTCGTGCCTATGAAGAGAAAGTGGAAAGCCTTGCTTTCTTCGGCGAAAGCTCTGTGGGCCTCGCTGGTTTCTTCAACAACTCCACCGTGGACGTGGTTGCTGCCGACAAGTGGTTCACCACTGCCGGCACCACTGCCCAGGAAATGCTGGAACTGCTGAACTATGGCGTGACTGCCATTATCAACGGCTCCAAGATGAAGGAACAGCCCGACACCATCCTGCTGTCCTACGCAGATTACAACAAGATCAGCACCACTCGCAATTCCGACTCTTCGGACGTGACTGTGCTGGAATACTTCCTGCGTACCAACCCCTACATCCGCAACGTTGAGCCCATCAACCAGTTGGAAGCCGACAACAGCGTGCTGAACACTGACCGTATGGTCGTGTACAAGCGCGATCCTGAGAAAGTGCAACTGCACATCCCTCAGCCTCTTGAGCTGTTCCCGCCTCAACAGCGTGGTCTGGAATTCATCGTTCCTGCTCATGCCCGCGTCGGTGGCGTTGCTCTGTACTATCCCAAGAGCATGATCTACGTGCAGGCTTCTGCCTGAGGATAGTTAATCAAGAAGAGGGGCGTTAAGCTATTAGCAATTGTTTCTCTTGAACAATGCTGATTGCTTATCGTCCCGAACTTGAAAATCCCCCTCGTGATGCAGGG